CTGACACGATTGGTGAGAAGGGGCTTGTCACTGCATTGGCTGCTGGTGTGGCTGCGATGGGGCAGTTCGGTATCACTACTGTCAATGTTCTTGAAGGTTCGTATGTTGCATTACTCAACTTCACACACGATCTATCTAAGACTGTACGTATTTTGGCTGATGCTGCTGCACTTGGGTTTGGTTTGCAAGGCAACATTGTTGGTGCTGGTAAATCGTTGGCTGTTGCTGTGGCCATGTCGAAAGTGCAGGATGCAACAAATGAGGCGTTGTCTGGTGCCGGTGCAATGTTTGATGGTTTCCGTGCGAAGGTTTATGCTGCGCAGTTGCAGATTGCTCAGATGGGCAAACCACCAAAGGATGTTTCAGACTCATTGGATCGTATGGGTCAATCAACCAGATCGGCAACTAACAGTGTCACAGCGTTTGTTCCTGTGGTCAAAGCATTAGGCACAGGTAGTGGTGGTGCAGCCAAGAACGTGAAGGATGCTACAGAGAAGTTGAAGGAATATACCGATGCGTTGAAGTCGAGTAACTCTGCACAGAAGTCGTTCACTGCTGCACAGAAGGCTTCGGTGAAGGCTGGTCAGTCGTTGACGGATGCGAACAAGGGTGTGGCTGATGCTCAGGCTGCGTTGGATCAGGCTGTGAAGGGGTTCGGTGCTGATTCTCCTGAAGCTAAGAAGGCTGCGAAGGATTTGGAGTTGGCTCAGCGTGGGTTGACACGTGCCGGATATGCCGTTGAGCAATCGGTGTTTGCTGTTACTGATGCTGAGGCTGCGTTGGCGAAGGTTCGTGCTGATCCTGAGTCAACTCCTCAAGCTATTCGTGAGGCTGAGATTGATTTGGCTGAGGCGAAGTTGTCGAGTGCTGATGCGATTGATGCGCAAGCTACAGCGACTATTGATTTGGGTACGGCACAGGGAACATTGAATGAGAAGGTTAGTGGTGCGTTGACGGATTCGGAGACTTACAAAACTTTGACTCAACAGTTGAAGGATGCAAAACTGTTGCAGGTCACTGCGACTGAGGCTGTGACTGAGGCGATTGAGGATGAGGCTGATGCGTTCGTAGCATTGAAGGATGCGATTGAGGCTGCTGGGAAGGTTGCTGCGTTGTATCCGAAGATTGTGGCTGCGAATCCGATGGCTGGTGTTGCTGCGACAATTCCTGCGACGGTGACTGGTAACTCGACTGGGTTCAATCCGAATGGTGCTGGTGGGTTGAGTCCTGTGATCAATGTGAATGCTGGTTTGATTAGTAGCCCAGCTACGTTGAGCCAAGAGATTTATGATTTGTTGACTGAGAGGGGAAGGCTCAATGGAATCCCTAGTTTCGGCAGTTTCTTTGGTGCAACTCGCTAATGGCTAAGGCAACTAAGTGGGGTTCAACTTACAAGGTGTTGTTGGATGTTGGTTTTCTTGCCAACGAGTTCATTCTTGATACTTCTGAGTTGGATGGGTTTGCTGTGTTGGATGGTTCCACAGACTTTGTGGACATCACAGAATATGTGACGAACATCAATATCAATCGTGGCCGTGCCACACAACTTGATTCCTTCCCTTCGTCAAGTTGCACGATTGTTGCTGATGATCGAATGGCTGACCGATTTTTTGATCCACTGAATACTTCCTCGGCATGGTATTCGGGTGGGACTGTGGGCATCGCACCACGTCGCAAGTTCGAGGTGTACGGGGGAACTGCCGGTACGCAAGCAATGTTCTCGGGGTTTGTGTACGACTTGAACATTGATTATGCCGATCCGAACCTGTCAACAGCAACGATTGTTTCTACCGATGCACTAGGCCAACTCGGTCAAACCGTGCTGACAGCATTTAACCCTTCATCACAGTTGACCTCTGCCCGTGTGTCAGCAATCTTGGATCGACCAGAGGTGGCATTCTCGACAGCTCTCCGAAGCATTGAGACAGGGGTTGCGACGTGTGGAACGGTTGCGTATGACGATGCGACGAATGTGTTGCAGGCGTTGAATGATGTGGCTGTGGCTGAGGGTGGGCGTTTGTTTGTTGATCGTTCTGGGTCGTTGAACTTTGATGCTCGGGTTGGTGCTGCGTCTGGTACTGCTGTCGCTACTTTTGGTGGTACGGCTGGGTTGCCGATTCAGTCTTTATCTAATGAGTTTGGTGCTGAGACTGTGTTGAATCGTGTGGCTGTTCAGATTGATGGTGGTACGGCTTCGAGTGTTGCTTCGGGTACTGCGTCGCAGGGTCAGTATGGGATCAAAACTTTGTCGTTGACTGGTGTGCCTTTGGTTGATAATGCTGCTGGGTCAGCGTTGGCTAATTTTTTGTTGTTGAAGTTTGAGAATCCGACAGTTAACTTCTCGGGGTTCACGGTGTTGTTGAATGCGTTGACGGCTGCACAGCAGGAGGTTGTGGCTGGTTTGGAGATTGGTGATTTGGTGTCGGTGTCAAAGAGCTTCAATGTTGGTTCGCCTTCTACGGTTTCACAGAACGTGGTTGTCGAATCTATTCGCCACAGCATCAATCCGAACCGTCATGATGTGACTGTTGGGTTGGGTCAGATTCGGTTAGCATTTGTGCTGGATACATCAAACCTGGATAACCCCGATTACGGACTACAATAGGAGCATTATGGCAATTAGCGCACCAACAACAGTGGGACAAGTTCTCACTTCAGCCTACGTTAACAACAACATCAATAGTGGTCTTGTTTATGTAAGCACCACAAGTCTTACGGCGAGTGGTCAAAACATTGCTAATGCGTTCTCATCTACCTACACAAACTACAAAATTATTGTAAGTAGTTTGGTTGCTTCTGCAACCAACACAAGCATTTCGTTTCGTCTTGGGTCATCAACTACACGGACAGAATATAAGTGGGCTGGCTCTAATGTTAACGTTGGCAGTGGTGTTTTAGCCTCAGACAATGGCCCGTCAGTCACATCAGCACAAATTGGTTATTCTAAAGGCGTAGACGGTCAAGACACTTCATACATTATTGAGTTACAAAACCCACAACTAGCAACCCGTAAGACTTATTCATCTACTTGGTCAAACGGTCAATTCAGTGGCACCACATCGGGCGTTGATGCTTTGCAAACAGCCCAAACAGACATCAATTTTATTTGTGGTACTGGCACAATCACAGGTGGCACTGTCACCATTTACGGCTATCGCATAGCGTAAGTGTTGCGTAAGAATACTTCTGCAAGATAAATCTGAATGAAATGATGTGCGCACTTCACGTTGGTTGATTGTTGCGCCAGCGTTGTTGGCTACTGCTTGGTCGTTTGTTTCACCTGTATCTGCTGACGATCAACCAGGGTTGAACACTACCTATTACACGATTGATGCGATTCCTCCTGTCAAGTCTGACGGTGTGTATCCAATTTGTGGTTACGAATTGGAGAACAATATCAATCGAAGCTATGACGGTGAGCCATATCTAGATTGCACGAACGACCTGTTCATGGTTCACATGACAGGGTTCATCACGATCCCTGTGCATCAAACCATTGAGTTTTGGTTGGCTTCTGATGATGGTGGCAACATCAATATCGGTGGCAACGAATGGGGCAACTGGTCTGATCAGGGTTGTACTTGGATGGAGTCAGGGCAGATAGACATTAGTGCAGGGAGTCAGCCACTTGACTTGTGGATGTACGAGAATGGGGGTGGAACGTGCATACTTCTTGCGTGGAACATTGATGGTCAAGGCTGGGAGATGGTTCCTGACGAAGCATTCACCACAACACTTGTTGCACCCACCACCACTACGACTAGCACCATCCCTGAAACCACCATCCCCGAAACAACAGTTCCTGAAACCACCATCCCTGAAACAACTACCACAACTACTACTACTATTCCTGAAACAACGGTGCCGGAAACCACGACCATCCCTGACACCACCATCCCTGAAACCACAACAACGGAGGCAACATCAAAAACCACAACAACTTCTACGACTGTCGCACCAACAACTGTTCCTGCTACAAACCCCTCGACCACTACGACACCTCCAACAACGACCCTGCCCCCAACCACAACCAGCACAACAACAACCCTGCCCCCACCCCAAACCACCCTCCCAGAGCCACCACAAGCCCCTCAGACGAGCGCACCTGAACCTGACGCACCATTGCCACCCATCAGCGATGAGGCCGTAGTGGAAGCCCTAGCCGACATTGACCAGGCAACCCCAACCCAAGTTCAAGCCATCATCACCGAGCTGCTCGCCTTCGACCTCAGCCCAGACCAAGCCGTCTCCATCGCATCTGAACCGGCAGTGCTGGAAGTGTTGACGAATGATGAAGCCGAACAAGTATTTGAGCAGGTTGCTGTTGAGGAACTGACTTCGGAGCAGGCTGCACAATTTGTTGAAGCTATTGCCAGCGCACCAACCGAAGTGCGTCAAGCGTTTGAGTCTGTGTTGAATGTGTTCCAAGGTTTCGCTGATAACTATGTGATGTTGAATCAGACTGTGCCAATCAAAACTCGTCGAGCATTGATCGCCTTGGGTGCTGTATTCTTAGTGTCAGCCCCTGCACCAATCCGAAGGAATAGATGATGAAGTTGTGGGGTGAGTTCCATGCGTTGCTGTGGACAATCGCTGCTTCTGTCACCACCATTCTCACGTTGTCTGGGGCTATCCAACGAGTCGTGATCTGGCTTACTGTTGGGGCATTAGTTCTGCACTTGATCGGCGCACTCACCAAGAAAGAAGATAACTCATGAAGAAGTTACAAGATGTTGCAGGTCGTATCGTGGCCGTATTCCTATCGTCGGCACTGGCAATCGTTGGTGGTTCGGCAATCCTTGCCCCAGAACTCAGCGTGTTCAAAGCAGCAGCCCTTGCCGGATTCGCTGCTACTGCTGCCGTAATTCAACGCTTGGCTTCTGCCTCGCTTGATGGCAACCTGACAATGGATGAAATCAATGATGCCTTCGGCGCAAAGAAGAAGTAAGCACATGACAAAGATGCCTTGGCCTGTAGTACCAGTTCAGTTCTGTGTTCATCTTAAAGGCAAGAAGCCTTCCGAGATAAGTCCCACAATGCTTCGACCTATCAGTGGTGGTGGGCAGTTGCATCATTGTGCAGCTCGGGCTTGGGAAGCGATGAGGCATGCAGCTAAGGCTGAGGCAGGTATCAACTTAAAGGCTGTTTCGCCTGGCGATACATTTAGAAGTATTGCCCAGCAAAAGGCAGGATTCTTGCAAAGATTCCAACTTGCTGTAATCCCAGGTGCAGAAACCAGAATGTATGACGGCAAGAAGTGGTATTTGAAGAAGGGTATGGCTGTGCTTGCCAGCCCTGTAGATGATGCAGACAAATGTTCACGTCACATGATGGGTATCGCAGTCGATGTTGCCAACGCATCCGGCAAGGTACTTGCTTGGCTACTAGAGAACGAACAACGCTTCGGCTTCTCCCATGAAGTTGTTGACATGCCTGGTGCTGAGCCTTGGCATCTACGCTGGACTGATTCAGCACCGAACCAAGCCGTACTTGACTATGAGGCAGCC